ACGTGTACGTGGTCCGGTAGTCCGGGCGCCGGTACTTGAACGTGATTACCGAAATCACTTGTATAGCTCCGGGTACAGCGCGCGACGCGCGAGCGCTTCAACGAGCGCCGTTTCAAAGCAGTGATTCGGCTCGTGCGGGTGCAGCCAGTCGATGAATACCTCGAGGCGTCGCACCCAGCGAAGGTGCGCGTTGCGCCCGGTCCAGCCGGAAATCGTCTCGCGCGGCAGCACGCCCCACGGCGCGAACAGGACCGCGCAACAGAGCATATTCCAACCGAGCCGAATGGGCCGCGCCCAGGCCCAAATCATCCAGAGGATTTTCCCCATGTTCCGCGCTCGTATTCGTCGAACATCAGTTCCCACATATCCCGCCACTGGTACGTCTTGTCCATCGGGCCTATGAAGGGCGCGTTGTCGCAGTCCCCGGGCGACGGCCATGGCCAGCCGAGGCTCGTCTCGAGAAGGTAGAGCGATCCGGTGTTGGCGTCGTGCAGAATGTCGAGCGCGCACCACTTCGTCTTGATCTCCGAAAAGATCATGTTTGCGAAGCCGAGGATCGACTGCACGAGCGCGCTCGAGTAGTCCTTCACCGGCTCGACGTTGCCAGTCTGCGCCTTGCCATCCTTGCCGTTGAAGCGCTTGAACATCGCGCGGCCGCGGCCGATCGCGTTCACGCGCCACGTATGGTCGTTCGGGACGAATTCCTGAAACAGCACGTACCCGCGCTGGCGCGACTTCGCCTCGCGACCGGACGGGCCTCCCCCGGCGCAATGGTCGACGACGATGCCCTTGCCGAAAAGCTCGCGGACGTGAGCCTTCTGCTCGCCGCGATTCGGCAGGATGCGGACGTTCTTCGAGCTCGCGCCGACGTCGGCCTTTGACACGAGGACGGTCGGAGCGCGCGTCTCGAGGAAAAACAGCGCCGCGTCGCGATTGTCGAAGCGCCATGTTTTCGGCATCCACTTGCCCCAACGCCAGAACTGCGCGCTCTTGTCGTCGTAGCACTCCACCTGATTGAAGTCCTGCACCATCGTAAGACGGTCGGCCATTTCGAGGTAGTCAAGATGGTTCTGCTGGAGCACGAGCGGTACCGCGTGCGGCCGGATGAAGCCGAGCCCGCTGAGTTTGGCCTCGCGGCCGCGCTTGATGCGCTCGACCGCATAACCGCGCTTTTGGGCTGCCTCCATCGACGGCGCGAACCAGTTGCCGCGCTCGTCGAGGATGGTGTACTCCCTCCGCGGATCCATCACCGCGCCTGCGAAATGCCGAGCTCGATTGCCTCTGCGAGGCTCTTGGGCGCGGGCGCCGCGGAGCCTGCCGGGTTAGACGCGCGGAGCGGTGTGTTACCGCCCCCGCCGGCCGGTACTCCCGGTTTGCTAAGTGGAGTTGGCGGGGCTACCGTTGGCGCGACGGGGGCGGGTAACGCATCGTAGGCGCGCTTGAAAGTCGCTGCCCACTGACTAGGAGGAATCGTAGCAAACACCGGTTTCAAGGTGTTCACCAGAATCTTGCGCTTCGCCTCATAAACCGCCGGGTTTGCGGCCTGCAGCTGCTTGCCGAGCGCGCTCAAATCTGCTTTGCCCCGCGCCACTTCCTGTTGGATGCGCTGCGTCTCCTGCGCGCTCTGATGCTGGCGCTGGCCGATACGCTGCGCTTCCTGCGCCGCGGCGCGTGCCGCAGCGATCTCCTGCGCGCGATCCGGCGACAGCCGACCCGTCGAGACTTCCTCGATCAGATCGTTGTGCCCCTCGAGCATATTGACGCCGGGCACCGGCTTGCCAAGCCGTCGCGCCATGGCCGCGAGCTCCATCTGCAGAAACGAGAGCGCTTGCTCCTGATCCGCGCGACTTGGGCTGTTCACCATGCGCAGATACTCGAGCGCCTGCCCGTACTGCTCCGGGTTCGCCTTCGTATCGAGGATCGCGCCCATGATCTCGCGATGCTCGGTTTCGACGCGCTGCAACGCCTGGTCTTTTTCCTTGACCATGCCGACCAGCGTCGTGATCCGTTCCTTCGTCTCGCGCTTGAGCGCGTTCGGGAGCGGATCGTTGAGCGGATCGGGCGCCTTTACCTCGGGCGTAGCAGGCGCGCCGTCAGGGCTTTTGCCGTCCGCGTCAGTGACAGGCTTAATGCCAGGAGTAGCAGCTGCGCCTCCTGTTTCAGGGACGTCTGCGTCTCCTGCAGCGCCTTCGTCATGACCCTCTGCCCCTTCGTTTCCAGCTTGATCTCCCGCAGTTCCAGCGCTTGCTGGATCGACGTGAGCATCTGTCGTGTCAGTTGGTTCATTGGTCGGCTCCGGGGTTGTGGGGGCCGGCGCCGCGCTCGCTTCCGCGAGACCGGCGTCGACGGCAGCCATCAGGCCGCTTTCTTCGATGGGCATTGTTCCTCTCCTGTCAGCGCGTCAGATGCTTGACCGCCCACATGACGGCTTCCTCGGTTTTCGTCTTGGCCAGCGAAAGCTCGCGGCTCGCACCCATACTTTCGATCAGGTCATGGAGCTCGAGCCCCTTGTCCTTGATCGCCTGCATCTGCGCTTTTTCCGCATCGCTGAGAACGCGGTACGCATGGCGCATCACGTTGTTGACAGTGCGATCGTCGCTGGTCGAGTTTACAGTCGTCATGTGTCCTCTCCTGTTACTGAATCATCGTCAAATCTGGCGGTGCGAGCCCCGGTGCCTGCATTTCAGGGTTGACCGGCTGCCCGGCGAAGTCCGCCTCGGGCCCGGCCGGCGGGATGGCGCCCGGGGCGCCGCCTGCGGCCGCCATCGGGTCGCCCGGCATACCCATTCCGGGTGCGGCCGGACCCATTCCGGGCGGCAGCTGCGGTGGCTGCGGAATGAACCGGGTGATGTCACTGTCGTCGCCCATGCGGGTCATCGTTTCCTGCAGGAGAGCAATCAGCGCGTCGGCCATTCCCTTGTCGCCAATCAGAAGCGCCTGCTGGATCTGCAGCATGGATTCCTTGATTAGCGGCATGACGACGCCCCACGCGTCGCGGTCGCCGCTCGACTTCGGCTTGCCGGTCGTGCCGGCCTCGATCGAAACCTCGACCATCGAGAGAAGGTCGTCGATCGCCATGCCGTGCGGCCAGAATGCTTTTGCGCCTGCGATCCGCTCGGCGTCCTTCATGTCGAGCGCCGACAGCGCGAGCTCGCCCGTGTAGTGCGCGAGCTCGGTAAGCATCGTCTCGAGGACGTCGCGATCGGCGGTCGTGCGCGACGCGAAACCGCTCTGCTGAATCTCCGCCTCGGTTGCCGTCTTGGGCGCCGTCGAGGACTGCTGCAATGCTTCCTGCACGCCGCTGATGCGCTCCATGTCCGCAAGGATCGGCGCGGTGTCGTAGAGGCGCATGTCGCCCACGGCAACCGGCTTTTCGGCAAAAATGTCGCGCAGCGGTTGGCTCGGGTCGGTCGGCTTGATGCCGGTGAATTCCTGATGCACGCTGCGTTCGATCTTCGCCGCTTCGGTCGGGTCGAGCGAGGACGAATTGAAAATAGTCCCCGGTGCCGCCCGCTGGCGGGTCAAGCGCAGGCTCGAGCGAGTAGCCGCATATTCGTCCTGCAACTTCATCAGCCGCCAGGTGAGCGACTGAGGATGGCGCGCACCATCCACCGGGTAGAAAGCGGTCAGGAAATACGGGTAGAAGCGCGTCGTCGGATAATCCGGCTGGTAGGGCGCCTTGGCCCAGCGCTTGACACCGTCGATCATCGTGTAGACGTGACCCGTCTCGCGGTTCCACAGTTCGACGATCTTGGCGAACGCGACGCCGTTGTCGTCCTTGCTGTGCCCGTCGCCGGTCGTGTACTGCTCCGCGGCCTCGGCGTCAACGTTTCCATCAGCCATGCCCGTGAGTTTCACTTGGTCGCTCAACGGCTGTAGATCCGCCTGCCGGCGCTGGTAGTACGCCTTGGCGTTCTTGATGTCGCCCTCGTTCAACGCCGGGAACATCGCAGCGAGCCTCTTGACGGGGCGGTAGATCGCGTTGGCATTCCAGTTCGCGATCGCATGGTCGGTCACGCTGCGCACGTCGAGCGAAACCTGCATATCCTCGGGGGCGACGACGTCGACGGCCATGCCCTTGCGCACGGCAACCTCGAGCCGATTCGCGACGCTGGCCTCGAGGTCGCGGAGCCGCCCTTCCTCGGCGTCCCGTTCCTGGTCGCTCATGGCGCAGTACGGGTTCTCCGGGTCGTCGACGGGCGGTGCGGCGGGGGCCGGCGGCGCCAGAAGCGCCGCGTCCTCACCGAATTCCGACTCCGGAGCCATGGCCGGCGCGTCGACGGCTTCCATCGCGCTCTGGCGCGCAAGCCGCGCCTTCAATTCCTCGATCTGCGCGAGGTTCTTGCGGATGTCACCGAGCTCGTTCTGCAGCTGCGGGATGTTGGTGCCATTCGAGACGACGATAGCTTTCAGCCAGCCTACGCCGGTCGTCAGCGTCGAGCGCACCTGCGAGCGGCAGTTGACCTTGAGCCGTGCGCTCGGCGCCTTCCAGAGCGTCGAGATAACGAGCTCCATGGTTTTCGCGAAGTCGTCCTCTTGCCCGGTGCCGATCGGGTCGACGCGCTTCGCCTTGCGGGCGGAGACGTCCGGGTTGCGGGCGTACAGGAACGACACGAGGATGTCGATAAAGGCGCCGATCAGGTTCGCCGTCACCGCCCAATTCGGATTCGCGGTCCCGGCCGCGTACCGGCGGTCTACCGCGTATTGCGCGCGGGCGTCGCGGTCGAACTTCCGCGCCGTCTCGTATTCCTCCCATAGAGCCTTGACTTCGTGTTCCTCGGCTTCCTTCTGCTTCCGGGCCTGCTCGTCCAGATCCGCGTTGTCGGCGGCCGCGACGCCGGCTTCAACGGCATCGAGCATTTCGGGGTTGGTCGGATCCACTAGGAATACCTCGGCTGCATGGGTTCCTGCTCGGTCGCCTCGAGCCAGGCCGCCGTGAACGGCAACAGCTGGGTCTTGACAACCGGCACAGGCTCGTGGGGTGACATCATGGCATCGACGCCACGGCCAATCAAGCCGCAGACGTCCGCCGCGTCATCGTACCGTGCTGCCGGGAACGCGCACAGCTGGTCGACGACGCGCTGAGCCCATGGGCGGCGCAGCGGGAAGTATACCAGCCCGGCCGCGGCACGCGCCTGGAACGAGGACAGCTTGATTGCCTTGTTCTTGATCGACGTGAGCGGTTCGGTGCCGACGTAGACCGGGGGTTGGTGCTCGCGCATCGCGCGCTGCACTGCGGGAGATATGGCGTTGTCGATCGGCCCGCCCTCGTGCCACCAGCGCTTCGGCTTGTGGCGGAACACCAGCGACACCATCGCGTCGATCGTGACGTCGGTCGTGCGCTGCCCGTACCACCAGTCGAGGAAATAGAACGGCGACGATGACACGAGCTTGTCCTCGATCGCCATCTTGAGCTTCGATTCACCGATCCCGACGATCCCGTGTTCGGTGTAGTCGCCCTTGTCCTCTTTCGTCGCGTAGTCCGACGCGCCATAGACGGTGAGCGCCCGGGGCAGCCCGCCGGGCGAGCCGGGCGGCACGTCGGGGTCGTACCACTTGAACCACTCGCGCTTGAACTCGATGCCCTCGCCCGCGGTCGGGCGCTGCTGGAACAGCGATGACCATGTGCGCGTCGCTCGAGGGTTGTTCTCCCACTGCGCCCAGTGTTCCTCGGAGAACCACTCCGGCCACAGGTACTCCCCGGGCGCGCGGCCGAGCGGGTCGTCGGCGTGCTCAGCCTTGGCCGGGATGTTGATGATTGTCCACCACTGCCCGTCGCGGCACAGAATGCGGCCCGACTGCCCGGCGTAGTTCTCCGGCAGTATGCGCCCGGCCAAGTCGTTCTCGTTCCAGCGGGTCTGAATCAGGATCACCCAGCCGTTCGGCAGGAGTCGCGTCGAGGCGGAGTCGGTGAACTCGTCCTCGATCTTCTGCTGGACGGTCTCGGAGTCCGCTTCCTCGCGGTTCGCGACGGGGTCGTCGATCAGAGCGCCCACTGGTCGACGGCTTTCTGGTCGTTCGCGAGGATCGGGCGGTCCGGCCAGATCGAGACGTGCGCGTCCTGCCGGCAGAGCGCTCGGGCCTTGCGCGATTGCTTGGCCGCAATCTTCGTCGCGTAGGACGCGATGATGATGCGGTAGCCGGGCCTCGAGGCGAGAAGCCATGCCGGCGTCACCACCGACGCGTAGGAGGATTTCGCGGAGCCCGGCGGCGCGAAGATCATCAGCCGGCCGCGCGGAGTCGAGACGGTCCGCTCGATGTTCTCCAGGATGACGCGATGGTGGAGCGCGAGGCTGGTCTCCACCGGCTTGAATTGCTCGGTTTCCGGGTCGGTCGCCGCCGGGGCCCCGGGAATGTCGATTGCCCGCGCGTACTCCACCAATGAGGATCGCGCCCGCTGCCGGCGCAGGAGCTCGAGCGCCGCCGCGCGGCGATTGATGGTCTGGACGGCGTCAGCCAAACGTGTGTCCCCTCACTCCCACGGCGAGGGAGTATCGTCAATTTTAATTTGACTCGCAAGCCGGGGGGCGGGTGTCGCAATTGGCGGGTCCGTTTTGGGTCCCCTTTTCGCAATTTGCGAAATGGAAGTGGGGCCCCCCGGGGGGCTCGAGGCTGCGGGTCCCTTTTGGG